ATATACCCTACCGACTGAAGTACGCTGTTTTTGTACAGCATAGCGTTTGCCTTATATATCGGGCTGAAGTCTGTGTTAAAGTTTATACCACTATCGTTACGGGTGAACCTTGCTAGGTCGAATATATAGTTGAATATCTTATTGTTATTCGCAGTTGCAGGTACTTTTATCGTTTTAGTATAGTCAGCATTTCTGCTTTGCGGGTCAGATATATCGCTAATCTGTTTGGTCAACTCCAACGGAACGTCCTCGTATAGGTCTATTTCATACTTTACTATACCGCTTGCGTTATCGTAGATTATAAGTTGTGTTTGTATCATTGGCTTTGAGTGTATCTGTCGTATGTGTAGTTAAATGATAGGGTGATATTGTGTAGCTGCCTGCCGTTTGAATACTTACGTTTCTCGTAGCTACTATTGGTTATGTTTATTGCCACCATATCGGGTGTTAGTGATGTGGGTGTTTGTCGCTCTAAAAATACCAACGGACTTGTAAATAAATTCTCAAACCATACAGCCATCTCATCGCTCACCCAGTCGCTGTTAATTGTTACCTCATCCACTATGCGGGTGTTGTAGATAGTCATTAACCTGTCACTTGTATTGTACGGCATATTTAATGCTTTCTTGTACATACTTTTTTCAATGCTTTCGTTTTGTACCGACACCTTTGTGAAGTTGTAGCTATCCCAACCCCCTAGTTTATTAAACCAATGCAGGCGGTATGTTTCGTATTTACCACACGGTTCACTTACTTCGATGTTTATAAAACCTAGTGAGTTGTTACTATTGTCTAGTATGGATATTTTATAATCGCCAGTTTGGTATAGGTTAGTAGCTGGATAACTAGCGTACATATAAGTTGACGGTATTATGTTATACTTAAACTTACCGCTTGTAAGGGTAAATGTATCAGTAAACGATGTGCCCTTTTCTGTTTTTATTTTCTTTGTTATTCCTGATGGGTCATAGTAACTTAAAAGTATTTTATCCCCCTGCTCTACTTTTATCGCTTCAGGTATGGTCGTTAAAAAACCAAAGTTATCCATGCGGTACGAGTTCAACACATTTGCGCTAAAGTCTTCAAAGTCAAATATCGAATTGTAAACCCTCTTATAATTACTTGACGGGTTGCGTGTCAGGTTTGGATAAATAGTTAATGTACCGCTCACATCATACGCTTCGCCAAATTGCACGAAGTAATCTAGTTGCCCGTTGCTATCAGGATAAAAACTTGAAGTAAAATCGAAGGTGTGTGTAACGTAGGTTTTAAGGATATTACTTATATCTATCTTTACCGATGTGCTGCTAGGTTGTTTCGGGTACAATAGACGTGCTGCCAATACATCGCTAGTCTGTTTCACGTAAACGTCCACAACGAAGTTGAAGTTAGGTTGTGAAGTATTGCTACTACTTATATCAAACAGTACCTGATTATATGCTGGCTGGTTATCGTTTGGGCTTGATGCGACTGTTATTGCCATAGATTGAAATGTTTATGTTTTGTCTTATTCCACTTGCAAGTCCTTGACGTAGCTTGCGTGTTAAATCTTTATTCCTTTTGGGGTTGTTTGCCTTGCTCACATAGTCTATTGGTTTTATACCTCCTATCTTTGTGCGTACTGCTAGTGTCTGGGCTGCACGTTCCTGTTCCTTTAATGCTGTTTTGCGTTTCTTGCCTTTGAAACTCATCTGTGTTCCGTCCACTACCTTTGTGCCTGTACGTGCAATCCACTTTTTGAAACTATCAACCATTGCAGGCGGTGTGCCTAAATTCCTAAACCGATATGGGCTTTGTGGTGCTTTGTTTTTATTCTTAACACCTTTCACGCCTTTGTCTACAAACTCCCAGTAAACCATATCGCTAACCGTGCTGATGGTTACTTTTGTAGGTGTTACTTCCTTTGGTTTTATTTGCAACGATTGTGCAAGGTCTGAAGCCTGACCTGTCTTCGCCTTTTTCCATATCTGCTTACGCATCAAATCTATCCCCTCGTTGCAATGCTGTATCAATATATCTTCAATGATATTTGTAGATGCCGTGCTGAAGTCGTTTATTGACTTGCCGTATTTAGCCCCTATTTCACTTTCCCTAGACATTGTTAATCGCTTTCTTTTGTTGCTCTATTTCGTACTCGCTTTTTTCTTTGCTGAAAACCACTATGTTCATAAATTCAATTACATTCATGTTAAAGTAGTAGTTCCATTTTGTTGCATCGTTATTAGCTAAATTGTTAATTATTGCAACCCATCCCCACCTATTGCTGAATGTTTCTCCATTACTACTTTCGCTGCTTGCTTGGCTTCCTGCTCCAAATAGGTTAGGGTAGCTTCTGCTAATTCCTTGTAGTATTTGCAAAAAAAAAGCATGATAGGGTACGCTTGGCTTATTTTCATGTGATTGTAAAACAAGTCGGCAACCTCTTTATGTTTGCTTCCGTTATAAGGTTTATCCCGACCTAACCAGTCTACTTCAACTGATATGGCTGCTAGTATGTTATGGATGTTGTTAGTGATTTTCGTACTGTCCTTGCAAAAGTGTGTAGCATCTATATACTGTGCTGCTGTTAAATCCTGCTGTTTCCATTTCACACGGTACTTTTTACCTTTTAATTTAATTGTCATCTTAACCTTCTCGTCAGGCTTTAATGCTTCAATCTGTGATAACTTTTTAACTTTATTCACTAATTCACCGATTGGTAGGTCTTCAACCTCTTCAAGTGTTTTGTCTTCGATTAGCGCTAATAGTTTCAGGTTACGCAATACAGGGTCGCTCTCCAGTTCAGTAATTGACTTGAAGTTTAAAAACTGTTTAATCGTTAAATCATAATAGTTACCTAGCATGATTATAAATATAAACAGGCTGTTAAATTGCTATTGTAGAATATTTACCTGAAGGGCGGTTGTTCAGTTTGTTCAACGCCACGTATCGCAACGCATCCAGTGCATGGTTAAACGTGTCTATTGGTTTTCCAGTGTATTTACCTGTATTGTCTTTATCCCACGTGTAGCCTCTCAATTCTTTGATTAGGTTAGTGCTGTCCTTTGTTATCATTAAATCATACCGCTTCAGTATGTCTATGCCTATCTTAATACTGTCCGCACCCTTAATCGCTGGGTGTACGTTAAAGCCTTGTAACCTTAATTCCTCTATTGACTTCGGCTCTGCACTATCACATATTAATTCGTTTCGATTAAAATTCAGCGACTTTAAGTAATTGCCTATGTCGTTATTGGTCATGTTGGTTCGGTACAGTAACTCCCTAACCCATAACTTACCGTCCGACTTATACACAGCTATTAGTGTTGTAGGGTCATTTGTAAACCCAAAGTCCATACCATGTGAAACTAACTTCGCATCTTCAGGTATTGTATCGCATTGTTTCCAGTCTTCATACACTACACCTTGCAGCGTACCTACTTCACCTAACCCATATACCTTCCACCAGTTCGACCAATATTCGGACGTTGGTGCCTTGTCACGTGCCTTTTCTATTTCACGCACAATGCTATCTGATAGGGCTTCATTGTCTTTATAGGTTAATACTATCAACTCCGCATCTGGGTCTTTAATTAATTCGGTGTCTACCCAAAACTCCGCAACTGGGTTGTAGTCTAACCATATCTCGTCTGAAGTTCTTATGGCTAATTGTGAGTAGCTTTCGAAGTCTACATTGTTACACTCGTTAATATAAAGTATGTTACGCCTTGCACCTCGTAGTTTGTCAGGTTGTTCTGCACTAAAAAACTCAATGAATGAACCGTTGCTAAATCTGTAAGTAAGTAGCGACCTGTTCCAATTTGCATCTATAAATCGGTTAGTGCTTTGCATGATTTTAATAAAGTCCTTCATTGCACCCCTGCGAAGGTGGGGTACTGTCTCGGCTACTACCGATATTTCTAAACCTGCCTGTTTTGTCGCACGGTCAATTAGTATAGGAAGTACGCCAAACGTCTTGCCCGCTGAAGTTCCCCCACGTACTATCTTTATTCGTTTAGATAGCTTTCTTAATTTACCTATTGCTGTTGTGTAAACAAAACTCATTTATCATCCCCAAAAAGTGGCTGCTCTTTTATCTCCACTTGTTTCTGGTCTACTAACCCGTTAAGGCGTTGTGTTATGCTAGGGTTGTATTGCCCGACCATACCGCCTGATATTTGGTCTTCCCGTATGGTTTTCTTTATGCACGAACAGATATAAACATAATCGCTATATCTATTGTCCCTATTTTCAAAATATTGCTGAAAATCGCTTATAATGCCCTCGTTGAATAAATACAGTTCAAACCCTTCAAGTGTTAATGGCCTTTCAAGTAGTTCGTAATCCTGATTACCGTCTTTACCTACAAAGACCATTTTTTTACGTGGTGTGCTTTTAACGTGTTTAACGTAGGCTTCAAACAGTTGCCACATCTTTTCAGGTGTTTCTATGTACTTATGCTTTGCCATTATAGTTCCCCCAATTCTTTAAGTTTGTTTCTTGACCAGCTTAATGCAGATTTACCACCCCATAATAGGTAGCTGATATATCCACATTCGTTTTGATTTTTAGCGTTATCGTAGTATGTTTCTGCACGGCTTAAGTATGAGTGCATTCTCTTTATGGTGTCTACACTTATTGGTTCACCGTTTGCAAGCTGTTGCGCCCTTACTTTGCCTGTTTGTGTTGCACACTTGTTGCCGTTTTTTTCGTTTAACTCTATTCCCCTCTTTGCGTTGTTTCTTATTTCTTGACCGTAGTCCGAGTATGTTTCTGCGTACTTTTGTTTACTTGCTTTCTTGTACGTTTGCCATTGCCTTTCACATATAACGTAAAGCTGTGCATTGTCTTTGTATTCGTTTTGCATTATGTTGTCACCCATGCAGCGGTTTACAAAGTCGTTTTTTTCTTCTCCGTGTTGTGGTTTAGGTATTGGCATATTTCAAAGTTAATTTATTTTTAGTTAAATCCCAAACCTTATTGTGTACCACGTTATAAGTGAATGGTGTTTCAATGGTATGGTTTACAGCATCGGTAACTGATTGTATGCCTGCGAACATTCCGAAAGGTATGTCTAAATCATTACAGCAATCGTCAATTAGCAGTGTGTGTGTTGCTAGTGGTGCGTATTCTATTATATCTGACTTGGCTACATCGTATGAGTGGCCACCGTCTATGTACACAACGTCAAAGTTTTTAAGTGCTTTAACCGCTTGTATTATGTTTGGGTCTGTACTTAAACCTTTAATTATGTTTGGTTGTTTTAAGCTAAAGTGAGTGTGTAGATACTGGATGTCACTTTCATAATCTGATTCCCAGTGTCCGTCTGTACTGTCTAGTGGTGTAACACCGTATAGTGTGCAGGTTTTACCAGCTAGTTTTGCAAGTGTCTGTACAAGTGCAAGTGTTTGACCTCTGAATACTCCTATTTCTAAAAGGCTGAAGTGGTTTGGCAGTTTGTCTACTATTAGTTTCCACATCCAATAGAATGACCGTTCACCAAACCCAAAAGCGTGCTGCTCTACAAAATCCCTTAATGCTTTTAATTCGGGTACTTTGTTTGTTTCTTGACAATAATAGTCATGTAATTCTTTATGATTCATATCTTGTTAAATCTCCTTTG